CGTCTTACCACCGGCGGAGGGGCCATGCACCATGATGAGTGCTTCGGACTGAATCCACTTCTTGACTAGCCAAGTGATTGGCTCTGGCTTGGAGCAGAAATCATCTGCCTGCACGAGCCAGTCGAGCTTTGGAGGCATTAGTAGAATTGACAGGTTATGTCCTGCGGCCACATAATCATTGGCATCCCCTCTTTCGGGAGGGGTTACTGTTCGAGTTTTATAGAGTGCCGATGCTTGGTCAGCATGAGCTTGGCCCACACCGGACGCATCATTATCTGCAACAATAACAATGTCCTGCGATATTCCATACATATCGCGCATGATTCCTGCGACCTTAACCAGATTCGATGCGGAGTATGCCGCGACACATGGACGGCCAGATTGTTCGGTTATGGTTGCTGCGGTTGCAAATCCTTCTGCTATGTACAGTGTACCTGGCTCATCAAATGAGCCTGTCATCCAGAACTTACCGCTAGTAGATCCGCCAACGTGATATAACTTCTCGCCATCTGCGGAGATGTACTGTAGGGAGCATAGTGATGAGTTTTCGTCATACAGGGGAAGGACAAGGCGTCCATCACCTGTGACTCTAGCGCCGTGAGCGTCGATACCCTTGCGCTTTAGATATGGATGATCGGTTGTTGCTTGAGTGCATCCGGCCCAGATTGTATCAACGACATTTGCAGCGACTTCGTGCTTCTTCTCTGTCTCTGCATCCCGCAGTGTGCGGGCTTCTGAGAGTCTGCGAGTGTGAGACATTTCTTCAAATGGCGAGAGCTGTCTGCCGATGTCAGCCCGAAACGCCATCTCAACGCTGGACCGCCAATCACCGAACCGGCCTGCGGGTATGCCATCGCCAAAACATACATACCAGCCCGACTTATCGCCGTGCCCGCTACCGCCCTTTGTACCGGACGAGAACCGATGCAACCTGCCGTCTAATCTAATATCTGGCGGGGGTTCTAGGCCTGCGGACCGCATAGCATTTGCTAACTGGACATCAGGCGCGTCAATTTGTGGCGTGGAGGATGGAGACCATCCGCCAAATATCTCCGTCAGGTCTGCCATGAGCGGCTCTCGAAGTAATCGCTCAACAGTTTTACGGTCTCATAACTTGGCTTGGAGTCCGGCTTTACGAATCTGTAAAGAGTGCTGGCGTGTATGCCTGCGCCCTGTGCAACACGCTTTAAATTCGAGTTTGTTAGTCGTACTTTAATGTCATCGGTGGTTAACATTGTGCGCTTCCTCGTAAATTAATTATCGGTAACGCTTGCAATATAATGCATTTTGAAATAATATACAACCTTGCATCGACCGGAATCCTCCAACTGATGCGAAAAACTTAGGAGAATTAAAAATGGCAATTCAACTAAAAGGTACAGGTAGCATTTCCTCGGCCGGTGTCAAGATGTTGGTATACGGTCAGGCTGGAGCTGGCAAGACATCATTAATCAAGACACTTCCGCATCCGGTAATCATCTCAGCCGAAGGTGGTCTCTTGTCAATCCAAGATGCCGATCTACCGTTCATCGAGATCCGTGGCGTTGAAGATCTGCGCGAAGCTTACAAGTGGGCAACCTCTGCAGATGAGGCTAAAAATTTCGAGTCGATAGCTCTGGATTCTATATCAGAGATCGCCGAAGTGGTTCTGATTGCAGAAAAGAAAAGTAATAAAGATCCGCGAGCTGCTTACGGTGCTATGCAAGATACTATGACGGAGATTATCAGAAGCTTTCGAGATATACCAGCCCGCCATATCTACTTTACGGCTAAGGCTGAGAAAGCTGCTGACGAGACCGGCAAGATCTTGTACTCACCAAGTATGCCTGGCAACAAGACGGGCCAGTCTCTTCCGTACTTCTTCGACTTAGTAATGGCGTTGCGGGTTGAGATGAACGACGAGGGCGCAAGCCAGCGGGCCTTGATGTGCGATTCAGATAGCTCATGGTTGGCGAAGGATCGCTCTGGGAAGCTGGACAAATGGGAAGCGCCGAATCTTGGAGAGATCATTACCAAGATTGGTGGCCCTAAATGAGTCACGACATCGAGTATCTAGTCCGTTTGTGGGAGTCTAGCAAATTAGCAGAAGCCGATGCTATGCAAAAGCGCAGGCGTTTTGAGGATTTAATTGTAGAAGCCCTTGAGATTCCAGAGTCTTTGGATGGTACGGAGAACTTTGACATAGGGCAGTACAAGCTTAAGATCGTTGGCCGGCTCAATCGTAAGATTGATGCAGAGAAGTTGGCGGAGATTGCTAAGGAGTATGGTCTGTCTGACCACCTTCAAAGCCTATTCCGTTGGAAAGCAGAGATGAATGTAACAGCATGGAAATCAGCAGCAGAAGCAATTACCCGCCCACTTTTGGACGCGGTGACAACCGAACCGGGGAGACCTAGCTTTTCAATTCAAATTAAGGAGCAATAAAAATGGCCTCATTAGATGAAACCTTTGAACTAAGCAAGATGCCACAGCCATCAAACTCGTTTGAGCCATTACCAGAAGGTTGGTACGAGGCAACGATAGCTGGCGCTGAAGTTAAGGCCACGAAGTCTGGGACCGGCAAGTACATTGCAGTTCGCTTTGACATCACTGGCCCGACACACCAAGGCCGTGTTGTATTCACGAATATAAATATTCGCAACGAAAACCCAGGCGCTGAAAAATTTGGCAAGGAACAATTTGCTGCGATCATGCTAGCTGTTGGACTTGATCAGGTTACTGATTCAGACCAGCTTATTGGCGCCAGAATGAAGATTAACCTTGGCATTGAGACCAGTAAAGAGTATGGGGATAAGAATAAGATCAAGTCTTACAAGGCGTTAGATGGAGCTATGCCGGCAGATATATCAAAGGCTGCAAAGAGTGGGAGCGCCCCTCCTTGGACAAAGAAGTAAAATAACGGAGACCCTGCCCGAAAGGGTGGGGTTCATTATATGAAAATCCCAGAACCAATTAATTCATTATCTGCCCTGATTGACAAAGCTCACGAGGATCGGCAGGAGCCTCCGCGCCCCCACCTTGGGGCATCTCTTCTGGGCCATCCATGCGATAGATGGTTATGGCTATCCTTTAGATGGTCAGTAATCGAGAAGTTTCCGGGAAGAATCTTGCGCCTTTTCCGGCGCGGCCAGAATGAGGAGGCGCAGATCTTAAGCGATCTGAGGTCCATAGGCATAAACATAGTATCAACTGGTGATGCTCAGAGCCGGGTTGATTTTGGCTCTCATGTATCTGGTAGCCTGGACGGTGTGATTACACACGGAGTCCCTGAGGCGCCAGCAAAGAAGCACATAGCCGAGTTCAAGACACACTCCAAGAAGTCATTTGATGATCTAGTTAAGTCTGGTGTTGAGACAAGTAAGCCCGCGCATTTCATTCAAATGCAGGTCTATATGCTGGGCAAGAAGATTGACCGGGCATTATATGTTGGCGTGTGCAAGGACGATGACCGCATCTATACCGAGCGAGTGCGGCTTGATAAGGCGGTTGCGGAGAAGGCTGTTGCTCGTGGGGTCAGAATCACGATGCTGGACCGTATGCCAGAGCCATGTGCTGGAGCTGCACCAGACTGGTATCAGTGTAAGTGGTGTCCGGCGCATAAGTTCTGCCACGACACTAAGCTCACCAAGGAGGTCAACTGTCGCACCTGCGCTCACTCTACGGCTACGCCAGAATCGAAATGGACTTGTGCTAGGTATGACAACATTGAACTGGCGGTAGAGAATCAGCGCACTGGCTGCAACTCTCATGTATTGCACCCAGACCTTGTGCCGTGGGATAGGGTAGATAGCGACAACGCACACGAGGCTGTCTATATCATTGACGGCAAGCCCGTGAAGAATGGTGCCGCCGATTGCAACAGCTTCACAAGCCGAGAGATGGTAGCAAACCCCAGCGCCTGCGCCAATCCTACTCAAGATATTATTGATACACGAATGGAAATGGATGCGAGGATTGTAGGATGAGTGATGCAACGCTAAGGGATTATCAGCGGCGGGTTCTTGACGATCTTGATAAATGGTTTGGGACCAGCAAGCTCAAGCACCCGTGCATTGTACTTCCAACCGGCTCTGGCAAGAGTCACATCATTGCTTCGTTCTGCAAGGAAGCGATACAGAGCTGGCCTAGCACCAAGATCCTGATGCTGACACACGTTAAGGAACTGATTGAGCAGAATGCTGCTAGGATGCGTGAGCACTGGCCTGATGCTCCGATGGGGATCTACTCATCAGGCATGGGACTGCGCCAACTGGGGCAGTCAATCACATTTGCTGGGATACAGTCTGTTAGGAAGAGGGGGAATGAGATTGGTCATGTCGATCTAATCATTATTGACGAGTGCCATCTTGTAGGTCACAAGACTGAGGGTGGGTATCGGACGCTGATAGATGTCCTGACTGCGATCAACCCAAATCTGCGGGTCATAGGCTTGACTGCCACGCCCTATCGTCTGGGGCATGGGGTTATCACTGACAAGCCCGCCATATTTGATGAGCTGCTGATGTCTGTTGATATT